TCCTGCAGGCCGTACAGCTGCTCGGTGTTATCGTCACACTCCTGAGCGTTTAGCTTAAAGAAAGCCGTCCTGAATGGTCGTGCGGGAGCTGCATTAGGTCGGCAGGTGGTACTGCCAGCGGCGGGCAGACTGTTGACGGCTGGAGCTGGCGTTTGTCCGAGCACGCCGCCAAAGTCAGCAGCATACTGATTATCAATAAGGCTCTTTTTTGTTTGGTACGCATTGTCTACCCCCTGTGATGTAGATTGTTGTTTAGCCACCGTGTCGATTACGCCGCTCTGAGCAGCGACTGTATTGTTGGTTTGTGCAAGGTCATGCTTCTCATCTGCCTGACTACACACTACCTTTTGCTTGTCGCCGCCTTCATAGTACATGAAACCAGACCATGCGACAAACGAAACCAGAAGTGCTACTACCCCGTATATATTCACTTCACGCCCTCCAAACATAATTTAATCTCATCGTTACGGCGCTCTACGAGACCGTAGCAATCATTTGCCCGCACGTTGCAGTCCAAGCCACCAGCCGTCTCCCAATTCGCCATTGCGTGGCAGCCTTGGGCTATATGGCCTTCATTGGTGAGCTTGAGGGTCTTTGACCGTGCGTACCCTGAGATACCTATATTATATGCAAAGCTGGTGTGTGCCGCAAGTGTCTGTGGTGACACAGGCACCTTAAGGAGAATGGCAACCTCTGACATGAATTGACCTATCTTCGATTTGTCCAGCGAGTCGCATTGGCTCTGCGTGAGTTTTTCGCCTGGTCGCACCTGCTTGCCGGTAACGCCTTCGCAGATAGTCCACACGCCAACCACATCTTTGTAGCTGTCGAGCTTGTCACCCTCTTTGTCACCGATAAATGGTATGGCAATCATTGTGGCAGCTGCAAGGATACCAGCACTGATAATCTTGCCTTTATTCGCCTGTAATTGCCCCATGTATTGCGCTCCCCTTGAACGTTTCTTCTGTGTGCTGGTAGCTATTCATTCCATGCTGGCTGAAATACCATGCACAGCCTGCGACAGTTAATGCTGATATGGCAGGCCCAAACAGTCTCCAAAACCATTCAGCGCCAGTTGATACAGCTTCTTTGACACCCTCCTCTTTGGTGTTGACGCTTTCAAGAGCTGTTATGCGCGTATTCATATTGCTGAGGTCATACTTGTCTTTCCACTCCTTGAGCTGGTCAACGCGGATTTTGAGCTCAGCGATTGCGGCAGCTGCACCAGAGTGCTCTTTCTGCACGCCCGCGATGCCAGTAATCTTATCGTTAAGGGACTTAAGCTCGGTCAGTACATCCTTGACATTGCCTCTGTCTTCTTTTGCCCGCTCAACTTCATACCCCACAACAGTGCTTAGCTGGGTAACGGTTGCCGTCAACGCTGTTATATTGCGCGTGTTTTCGTTTAATTGAGCTTCCATGTCCATGATTACCTTCCCAGCACCGCTGTCAGAAATAATATCCAGAATACCACATCATACGATAGGCCGATGAGCCACTCCTCCCAGCTTGAGTCACCTGGCTTGCACCACGTCACTCCGAATAGATTCAGCGTCTTGCTCTGAAAAAAGCTCTGGTATGACACCCATGATGCCAACCATGTCATCAGGAAAAACAGCGGAAGCACCGCATAGAATATCCAATGCACCTTTTGACCCCAGATACCTGCGGTAAGGAAAGGCAGAAACGCTGCCTCCAGCCGCGTGAAGCATACGAGTCCCATTTCCACGTATGAGCGGTCTTCGTTGTTCTGGGCGAAGCTGTGGCCGATTGAGATACCACCCCACACCAAAAGCGCGCTGATGATACCCCACCACTTTGGCAGGTCGTATAGGTCAGCCACCAGGCAGAATAATGTCATGAGCGGCAGAGACCAGTATATCAGGCGAGCTTCCGTGGTCTCACCCGTTGCCTCGTGCGTCCCGCGTTGGCGGTATAGGAATGCCAAAATCATACTATGACGCTCCTGCTATTGTGTTGCCTGCAGCCACCCAAGCTTCGATAAGCTGGTAATCTGCATTTGCTGGGTCAGCAGGCACATAAATAGATGCGTCAGTGCTATCGACTACCAGCACACAGAAATTCTGCGAGTCGGTATATTGCGCACTCTGTATGGTTCCTTGAATCATGCTGATAACTCCGCACTGAGTGTTACTGCGTCGGCTGTACCGTTCCAACGCATAATGCCGGCACCACCCACCGTCATACCGCTGGCGACTGTGGCGTAAATCGTAAATGTGTTAACTGTAGGTACGCCGTAGTTAGCAGCTGCGAGTGCGGTTGGAGCTTGGTTGCCAGGATATATACCCACGTTTGCCAACGCAGGTAAGGTCGAGCTTGGCGTAACACGCATAGGCACAGGAAGGTTTATATATCCTTCCAAGTGTGTTGCATCTGCACACCAGCCGAGCATGATAATAGATGAGCCGCCGTTGACGGCCTGACGGTTGGTGAATAGATACCGCTGATTGAAGGCGAGCTGGATAGGGTATGGAAGCTTTTCTGTGGTAAGCGCCCAGCTCTGCAGACCGCTTGCGACACCTGGAGTGACACGTATATCGAGGTCAAGAACTGCAACGCTCTTGGTATTTGCGTTAAGCGCTGCGCCAAAGTCAATTTGTGCGCGTAGGCCGAGATATGACGAGGCATTGCAGGCGAAGGTATATGAGAATGGCGTGAATGCGTTGTTAGGACATGCTACCAAGTTCACGGCGCTCACGTCAGTCACTGGAGCGCCCCAATTATCCAACGAGCCGGCGTGCGAGATTGTCAGCGTCGGGGTGATGGTTGCGCCAGTGCTGTTTTGTATTGTGCCGGTGACCGTAACCTGGTTGCCAGCATATTTCTGAGCAATGTAACTCTCAATCGTCTGCCTGACGAAGGTTGCTGTCATGCTGGTATTACCAGTCAGCTGCAGGCGGAATGTGTCGTTTATACTACCAGCGCTATTTGTGACCTGAGCCCAATTTACTGTTGCGCCCGTTGCGCCGACTGCCCAGCCGTCTGCTGTGTAGGCCACGTTTCCGGTTGCGACGGTGCCTGAGGTTCCGCGCTGCCAGATGTCCATAGTGCCATTGCGGAAACCGTTCTGAAAACCACCAAACTGCGAGAGCATGACGGCGTTCATATTAGCTACCTGCTGAGATGCAGTGCCAAGAGTCGCCTGTGCCTTATACTCACCGAGCGGGTTCAATAGCTGGATATGTGTTGTGTCGATGACGTAAAACTCTGCGTCAACGCCTGTTGCGATGTCGCCTATCGCCAGAGCGATGAGCGCACCTGCTGTGCCATCCTTGTAGATTGTGGCAGCGGTGGCAGTGTCTACGGCTAAGGTCGCGCCTGTGATGGCGTTGCTCAGAGTGGCCTTTCCACGGAAGCGCTGCCCAGCGACAATAGCTGTTAATCCTTGGCCGGTGGTTAGTGTTAGAGCTGAGGTGGTGCCTGCAATCGTGCCATTATAATAATTTGCGCTGACGGCAGCAGCTGCGGCAGCGGTTGCGCTGGTGGCTGCTGATGTTGCTGAGCCTGACGCAGAAGTGGCCGAGCCAGAGGCGGCTGTTGCGCTTGCGGCAGCAGCAACGGCACTTGCGGCAGCTGATGTGCTACCGGCCTGAATCTGTGCGAGGGTCTGGGTTGACACGATGACATTGCCGCTGGCATCAAAGGCGAGAACGAAGTTTGCGCGCAATGACGCAATCGGTAGAACAAGATTTGCCGTCTGGTCACCAACTGAAACCTGAATGGAGTTCACCACCAGGTCGTTGAGCTCCTGCACCATGTTTGTGAGCGCATCAAAACTGTTCTCTTCAATACTGCCTTGGAATCCGCGCGAAGTGGTATAGGGGATAGTCTGCGTCTGCGCAGTATTGCGAGATAATACCACGTTATTACCACTTGCCGGTGCGGTGTTAAAGGTGATGACTAGGCTGGTAGTGGTCAGGGTCGTCACCTGATACTGTGTTGAGCCTGGGCCTTGGGTTACCGGCGTGTAAACACCAGTGGTGGTATTGAGGAGCTGGACAACCACATTAGCTGCTGCCAGCGCGTTCCAAGAGGCCGTGAATACTGTGGTAACGCCGTTTGCGGCTGTGACTACTGGAGCGTAATTATTAGATACCGTCATGATAACCCCCTGTGTTTGAATGCGCTCCCACAATCAAACCTATGGCGATTGTCTTAGCACAAGTTGTCGGATTTGTAATCATTATTTCTGTCCCTTCACGTTTCTGTAAACACTGTTTGCACCGTCAGTGATTGCTTGGATGCGTTGCTGGTGCTGTGCAATAAGCTGAGCCTTGTCATCCCCGCTTAAGTGGACATTCTCTGTAATCAGCCGTATCTGGTGCTCCTCGTGCATCACCTGTGTATTGGCGCGCGCGATTGTCGGATAGAGCGCGAGGTCTTGGTGGTTATCGCGTTCAAAGTCCGCCTTGTCCTTGCCAGTAAACTCTTGGTCACGGTTATGCTGCTGCGCAAGGTCGGTTTCATGCTCATGGAACTCCTGGAAGCTCTCACTGGCAGTGCCGACTGGTGGCTGCTGCAGTAGAGGGCCATACAGGGGGTTATCAGAGCCTTTGGTGGGTCTTTCATTAACCGGCTGGCCTGAGAGCCTGCGTTCTTTATTAAGCGCGTAATCACCGAGCTGCTCTGCGTACACACCAATGTGAGCTGCCATGTCATAGGCCGTGTTGTCGATGTCTGCAGGCGATATGCCGAACAGTTTGCCCATAGCCTTGGCTGTCTCGCTCGTGGTTGAGTTATACTGGTTTTCCGGCGCGGTCTTGTCCTTGTCGCCGTGGAAAATGGCCTGCTGGCGGAAAAACGAATAATTTGTAATATGCTCGATGGCAGCCTTGAGGACTGGCGGAATAGTTTGTGTCCAGTCTGTCGAGGGACTCAGCGAGCTCACGGTGTCGCCAATCATGTGAAGCCAGAAGTTTTTCAGCTCAGGATGCGCGACACCTGAAAAGTGTATCATGGCAAACTCTGGGAGCGCACCAAACACGAAGCCAGGTGCAAATGCGCGTGGTATAGGTATCCAGTGGTCACCAATCTTGATGTTCATCGCTGCGCTGCGCCGGAAGTCGCTGAGGTTGAGATATTCCTTGCGCGTCTTATCGTCAGCGGCAAATAGGTAATACCCAGCAACCAGAATCTGAGGCATCGTGATAAGCGCGGCGGCGCGCAGTGCGTAACCGCCTGGGTCACGTTTTATGGCACGCAGGAAGCGGTCAGCACCTTGAAGGCGGTCATTGAAGAACGGGGAATAGGCGTTTATTTCCTTACCAAGAGCACCGTGGCGGATATAATTGCCTGTGGCTTCCAGCGATAAGAAACCAGCCTCAAGGTCAGAATACCCTTTACCCTTCAAACGCTCGTATGCAGCGATGCGCGGCGCGTAGTCAGATACCTGCTTTGCCGTCTGCCAGCCCTTCAACAGTCCATCCTTGGCAATGGATGCCCAATTGCGCGGGTCAAGGAACTTACCCCAATTTGCGTGCTCAAACATTTCTTTGTGCAGCTTTGCGATACCTTCTGAGCTCGTATCCATGTACGTGCGCAGAGCGCCAGAGGATGATGCCCACTCACGGTATGCGTCATTCTTGCCAATTACAGCGGCAATACCCTTGGGAATCTCAACGGCGAAGTGCTGCAGGAAGCCTTTCATGCCGCCCTCTGGCGTGTTGACGTATGACGATTGCGCACCGCGCAGGAAGTGGCGCACGATGAAATAAGGGTTATTGGTGGCACCAAACTGCAGCAACCGCGCCTGGGCTTTGCCTATTTTGGCAAAGAATCCGCCCGTGAGTGTGCTGTCAACCTGGTCGAGACCTTTGAACGCTTTCGCAATCTCTGGGTCTAGGTGCAGAAACTTCAACTTGCCATTGTCATAGAACGGTACGCTATCCTTTGGCCCCTTGAAGTCGAGCAGCTCACGCTGAATTGTTTCTGTTGCGCGTTGTGTGCTGGGTGCGATGTCTTTCAGCATGTGGAGCTGTGGGTTTTCGTCAATCAGCTTCTCAAACGCTGCAACGCTCTTGGGCGCTACCTCTCTTGCCTGCTTAGGGCTGTTGACATACGCATCAAAGAAGTTTGCCAGTATCTCGCGCGGATTTTTAACATAATCGACATACTTTTTGGGGTTGCGCTCAAATTTCTCCGCAAACTCAGTCTTGCCTTCTGGGGTCTGCTGCAGCTTGATTTCAGAACGCAGTCTGTCCTCAGAGAGCTTTTCCAGCTCAGCCTTCATAGCATGGTCACCCAGCATACGCTCTTTGAGTCCGAGCACATAGTCCAGCATGTGGCCGGCTTCATGCGTCAGGGTGCCTTCTGTGGAGCCTGCGCGCATCCATATTGCCTTGGCACCAGGCTCATAGGCACCGAGATTGTTTTTCTTGTCTCCAACCTTCTCACCCTGCTGCACGCGCTTTACTTCACCACCGAGAAAGTCAACTACTTGCTCCAGCTTCGTGCGCAGCTTTGGGTCATAGCTGTGGTCAACCGCTTCACGGATAATTGCCGGTGGCTTAACCTTGACCTGCTCAGGGAAATACTGCGCGTACTTCGCCACGTCACCGCGCACCTTGTTTAGCATTGAGCGCCGGATAATGATTGCAGAGTTGCGCATCGAGCTCTGTACGGGGTCAGCAACTTCAAGCGTGCTGCCCTTACGCTGCTTGAGAGCGCCAATGTTCTTGGGGTTTACATCAGCACCAAGCCCTTTGCCCTTCATGGCTGCAACATCTTCTGGGTACTCGGTCTCAGTGACGCGCGCCGTCGATGAGTACCACTCGCGCTTGCCCACCAGGTCGTCATACCATGCCTGTGTTTTAAGGCCGCTGGTGACCAGGTTATGCAGGATGCGGTTATCAAAGTCGCGGTATTCCTTAGCAAACTGCTCAAACCACTTAATTTTGTCGCCGTACTTATCCGATAACCGGCTAAGCGTTGCTTGGCTCTCGTTAAAGTCCTTATCACTGACAGGGTTGTAACCCTTGGTTTTATCTTCAATGAACGTCATTGCCTTGCGGAAATCGTTCATGTCCTTCTGGCGAGCATCACGGTTTGGCTCGTCCTTCATCATCACGTTATCAAAGTCGTCACCAATCTGCTTGAGACCTTTGCCGGTTACGACTTGGTTGCCTTCGCTATCCCATGAGGTGGTTCCGGTAGTCCACTGGCGCTCTATCAACGCAGGTGTGGACTTTGCAAGGCTCAGTGCAGCGGGTGACAGTTCGCTTTCTGATATAGGTGCTCCTGCCGCGCGTGCCGTCTTGCCGAGGTTCTCTATTGGCTGCAGGTCGTTCCACATCTCAGCGTATACCTTCGAAGCCTTAAACTGAGCGTTGAATCCACTCTGCTTGTCTTCGATTGGCGGTGGGCTGGCTGCGTTCTCAGAGTTTGTGGCAGACGCGATGATGTTCTTGGCCGTGTCAGTGCCTTGCGTCTTTGGCCGGTCAGCAAGAATCTTATCAGGCGCGTTGTCCGCAAGCGTAGGCGCGTCTGATTTTGGCAATGGAAGGTTCTGATTAACGAAGGCATCCTTTTCCTGAGATGACATATTGGCTGCTGTCTCAGCCGCCTGCGGTGGCGGTACGCCCTTTGAGGTCAACAGGTGGATAGTTATTGCAGTCGCCGCGTGTACGCCGCCAGCTATAGATACAAGTCCACCCTCTACTAGCAACTGGTCTTTGGAGGGCGTGAGCGCATCCATATACTGGTCAAATGTCTCGTGCTTGTTGCCAGCCATGTCCAGCGAAGCATTCATGACCTGCTGGATACGGTTTGCGCCCAGCTGCTCGACCATACCATTCCAGCCAGCTGCAGTGAACATCTTTGATACGGTGGCGTATGCCGGTGCAACAGCCTTCCAAGCGCTGTATAGCGCGGTTGTGACCTGAGGAGACAGTTTTGCGGCGGCAGCGGTAATAGGGCTTGCCAGCTTACCAACGGCACCAGTTACCGGCTGGACAACATACTTGCCAATGGCGGGCGTGAGCATCTGAGGGATTACGTCGGCAGCGGTATGGCCGAAAGCCAGCAGTGATGTCTTCGCTGGACTATTCTCAGAATCGTGAAATATCAGCTGCCCTTTGTCGGTCACGGCAGAGATGTCATTGAGCTGCTGCTCGGCGTGCGCGGCGCTGTAATGCGTTGCCATAAGCGTTGAGCCCTGCGTCAGAACGCGCACGGCAGCAGATTCAAGCCCCTTCTCGGCTGCGATTACACCAACGCGCTCAGCACCGGCTTCTGCTGCTTTACCGATACCACCGCTCACAACGAATTGAGCTATCCATGACGGCATCTGCAGTCCGGTGTACGCCGTGCGCCCCGCCCACGAAAACCCGCGCAGATTCATTTCTGTTCTGTCCTTTGCCCAAGCTAACAGCTCGTTTGTCTCATCTTGCGTTAAGGGCGTTTTATTGAGAACCTTCAAGCCAATCGGCGCTAGCTTTAGAGCTGCTGCATCATTATCACCAAGCGCATATCCGTAGGCGTTTACTCTACTTGCACCCTCTGCAAACCCAATCGGATTGTTTTTGAAGCTGTCGAGCTGCTGCTGAGTGAATAGCATACGCCCCAGCTTGTCGTCGTCTGATTGTTGGTTTTGTGCGTATGCAACAGGATTGACCACTGGCTTGCCGTTCTTATCGTACCCACCAACCTCAGCAACTGGCGCTGGGCCAGCATTAGGGTCATTCGGTGGGATAGTTACACCTTGGTTAAAGGCATTTGCATTGAGCTGAGCTATGCTATCAGACTTTATGCCCTGCTGCTCAAACAGGTCTACAGGTGGAGTTGGCGGCTGGGGTGGAGCTCCCCCAGCCGCCCCTGCGCCCTCATTACCGGCACCTGCCAAGGATTGGGTAATCTGTTGAGGGTCAGCTTGTTGCGACGATGCTTGCTGCACCATGTCAGAAGGGTCTGGGTTGCCCATAGGCGCACCTGGTATGTCATGCCCTTCGTTGTCGCCGTAAATCGAGGCAGCGGTGTCTTGCTGCACTGGTGGGCCTGCCGGTATAGGTGCAGGTGTTGTCGTTGGATGCGTGCTCGCCATCGACGCGCTCATGAAGTTGATACCCTGCTCCGCGAAAAGGTCTGTCACTATTCCATCTCCTGCTCAAGCTCGTGCTCATCTTCTGCCGGCGCTGCTGGCTCAGCCTTCTGAGGTGATGCTGGCTCGTCCTTGTCCTCTTCCTCGCCACCGCTGGGGGCAACTTTCTTGAGGCTGCTCTGCTTGGCGCGCGCCGCGGCGACAGCATTGGCGCGTAGCTGCAGGATAACTTGCTGAGTGCTGATACCATACTTCGTAGCCGTTGCCTGTATTGCCTCAGGCGTTGCGTTGGGAATGGTCTTAAGAAATTCGCTATCCTGCTGCGGTATTATATTGTTGAGCGTCTTTTGCGCGGCCTGACGGCGTTGTGTGTTGATTTGTTGGATAATCTGCGTAGCTTGATTCTTGTATTGGTCAGGTGTCCAGTTCTGCCCTTGGCCTGCATAGAATAGCGCGCGCGTGGCCTGCCCTCGATACTCTGGCGGCAGGTCGTTAAACTTCTGGTTTGCGTCATAGAACTCCATGCCGGCCGTGTTGGTGGCGTCAGCCAGCTTCTTGCCGGTAAGGTCGTTAATCTGGCGCGTCACCTTCATCGCATCGCGGCCAGTGAGTGAGCCTTCTGCCTGCGCCTGCAGTATCTCCGTGTGCAGGTTCTGTACGCCTTTCAGGTAATCGTCAGCACTGGTGGAAGCGTTTGCGTTGAGGTCATAGGCCTTGTTTACGATGTCAGCCATCTTTGGTGTGTCGGTCTGGCTTTCAAGGTCTTCCGTGGACTTGATGACGCGGCGGGCAGCAGATGCTGACTTTGACGTTACGCTGCCAGCTGCATCCATCCGGTCGATAGCCGCACGCTTCTCAAAATATGAGGTGTTTGGGTCATTGATGAGGTCAGCCAGCTGGCCGTCATTCTTTGTGGTCTGGATGTTCTGGATTAGCTGCTGCTGGCGCTGGGTCTTTTTGATGACATCAGCCATGTCGCCAATGTCCTGCGTGGTGAAGTGCTGTTTAATGTTAGGCTGTTCGAGCATGGCAGCTGCTGCAGACGGGTTATTTTCTGCCAGACCAGACACAAAGGACTTCACATAATTGGTGTTGAAGTTCTTCATGTAAGCTTGGGTCTGCTCAGCGCCAAGAACAGGGCCAGCAAACTTTGCTATGGCCTGCTGCGCCTGCTCAAAGCCCAGCACAGAGTCAAGGTCTTTCATGTTTGCGCCATCAGAACCAAACTGCCTGCCGGCATCGTTAGCCATCTGGAACTGCGTTGTTTCATTGGTGGTGAGGTCAGCGTGCGCGTTCTTTACTGACTGCTGCATACCCCAGAGCTCATTGAGCTTATCCGAGTTCTGCTGCACCTCCATCATGTGCTGCATGTATTCTCTGGAGGCAATTGCAGGCACCTGTTGGCCGATTTGTGATGTAATCTGCGCGCGGGTAGTCTGGAGCTTTGCCAGGGCAGCTGGGTCATTAGGATTGCTTGCAGCGTCCTGACGGTACTGAGCATCAGCCTGACGGAAGGCGAGCGCGCTCTGCGTGGTGGCGTTAAGCGCTTTGGAATTGGCGCTCATCGTGGCAACCTGGTCAGCCAGCTCAGCGCCACCAGTCAGAAGGCCAAGGTCTGGCTTTTCAGCAGTTACCTGCGTTACTGTCGGGTCAAAATTTATATTTCTATCAGCCATTGTTGCTTACCATGTGTTTGGTGTTCCCCAATTCACGCCGCTACCGACTGAGCCTGTGCCGCTAAAATTAAGCGATTGACCAAAGCCCGTACTCGCTGGGCTGGGGTCTGGGTTGCCGGCTATGCCATTCCATGCGGTCTGTAGCCATGAGCCTTGGTACGCGGTGTTTACAGCTGAGCCAATGGTGCCAACACCTATCTTGGAGAATGACTGGCCGAGGCCATTAAGCGATGTGGTGCGCGCGGCATTCATCGTGTTTGATATTGAGGCGTTTGCGTTAGAGATGGTGCGCGAGATGTCTGTGGTGCCTTGTGCAGCCGCCTGCTGGAAGAAAGCTGCCGGCCCACCGCCGCCAGTCAGAGCAATGCCACCCTTAAGGAACGATGTCTCAAGGCTACCGATATTGCGCGAGGTCTGGTTTGCCTGATTCGTTGCTGTGTTCTCAGCAGACGCTGCTATGGCGCTTGACTCTGATTTTGCATTGTCGATGTCGGCAACGCCTTTGATGGCACTTGCTCCCAGCGTTATACCAGTTTCCCAACCCATTAAGCCTCCTCGCGGACTATCGCCCACATGTCATAGTCTTGGTTAAACATCATTTTGCGCTTCACGCCTTCATGGGTGAATCCAAGGAAGGTATGCCATTTGTGCAGAATAGAATCTGACCTGCTCTCAGTCTGGAGGCGCACTGCGTTGTGCTCGGTCATATACTGCTTAATCAGGTCGCGCAGCACCACGGCGTTTGAATAGATGAAGTTGCGCGCTATCAGCACGAAGCATGACCAGCAGCGGCCCCAATAGTTGCGAAAGCAGATGATTGCCTGCACCAGGCCGTCATTACCCCAGAGCGTGCGTACCTCATACTTAGCATCCAGAAACAAGGGGAATATCTCATCTGGGTTGCTGTAATCGTTTGGGAGGAAAGCGCCCAAGTCACTTATATTAAATTGCTTTATCATGTTGACATCGCATAGTTGGCCTCAAGGAAATAGCTGGCTATGTTGGCAGGCAACGGTTGGTCTTGCACGATGTAGAAGTAGAAATCTTCCTCACTGTCGCTGTCTACGTCGATGTCCTGCGTGCCATCAACCGGAGCTGGTGGCAGATAATTGATGTCGCTGGGGCCACGCAGCTGCACTTCCTGCAGGTCATAAAGGCTTGAGCCTACCTTCATGCCCAGGCTGTTAATGCAGCGCAGGCAGATACGGTCAATCTCTTTCTGGGTGATTTGCGTGTTGCTGGCTTGAATCTGGAAGCCAATGCACATCGACTTGATGATGCCGGTGTAAAGATACCCTATGCAGATTGAGGTGGTCTGCTCGTTGAGGGTTACAGTGCCGCCAGTAATTACCTGCGCGCCATTGTAGCCACCATCCTGCACGATGCCGACGCTTTGGCCGTTGTACTGGCTCAGTCCGCTCACGGTGATGAAGCTCATATACCACGAGCTCCACGTATTGAGTGCAGCGCCGTTAATCTGCTGAGGAGTCTGGATTGCAGTAACGCTCACTGTGGTGGCTGAGGTGTAGCCGGTAATCAGGAAACGTCCGCTTTCATAGCCTGTGGCAGTCTTGTAGACCGCGTGCCTGCCGACGCTGCCTGTGACAAAATCGTTGGCAGTTGATACGAGCGTACCGATTGGAGCATGGCTGTTTGGGTCATTGCCGGTTTGTGTGAAGGTAATGGTTGAGGTGCGGTAATCTGCATAATACATCGAATTGTCGAGGAAATTGCACGCGCGCGACTGCTCACTGACATAGCGAATATACGCGATGTCATCCATCTGCATGTTTGGGTTGTTCTGGGGGTCTGTGGGGTACTGCGTCCAGAAGTCAGCTGGCTTCTTGAACTCGACATAGGGTGCCTGCTGCTCGATGTAGAAAGTACCGTTGCGGTTGACGAGGATGAATAGCTGGGGATTGCCAAGGTTGTCACCAATGAGCGCAACGTCAGTAATCGTGCCTTGCGTGGTGCGCAGGTGCCATCCATTGATATGCTCATCCTGCTTGAACACCATCGACACTATGTTGCCATCGCCGCGTACTGAGAAGATGAGGTCATTGCGGTCACGCTTATAGCGCATCTTGCTGATGAGTCCGCGGGTCATGTCATAGCTCTCCAGATTGCAGTCCTGGCTGGAAAACGTCTGCATGAGGATGTCATAGCGTATGGTGAAAATGTTGCGGCTGATTTGCCCCTGATAGAATACCAGCGCGTCCTTCTTGAGCGGGTATGTGCCATTGCAAGGGTAAGCTGAGGTAATGAGCGCTTGCACTGTGCTGGGCGTGATAGCCGTGTTAATCGCCCCGCCGTTGATTACCAGTATGCCATCAGTCGCACCCGCGATGAGCGAGTAGTCAGCTGGGAAAAGCCACTCAATCTGCTGCGTAATGTTTGAGCAGGTGAACGCGAACCCAGACGCATCAGTGAGCGGACTCTGGATGGTGAAGTCGTCATAGCTGCCTGCATTGGTAAACCAGACGTTTGTGAGGTTTGCAAGCGTTGATGCCATGTACAGCTTGCCCTGATAGAACGCACACGCGCCAGGCCAATTTGCTGTCTGCGCAATCGTCCATGTAGTGAACGTGCCAGAGCCACCTGTTGAGGTGATATTGACCACCAGGCTGGTGCCGCTGTAGCTCGTCACAGTGCCAATCATGAAGTTTGAAGGCGTGCCGGTGTCTGTGATTGTTATCGTAGCGCCATTGACATACCCAGCGCTTGCGGCGGTGGTAAAGGTCAAAGAGCCAGTGTTTATGGTGTTGCTCGTGCTCGATGTGCCGGCGACAGGGCCATAGAATGGGTCAGCCGTGCGGGCATACTGCACCAGCGTGAAGCTGTTTGCGCTCGTGCGCGTGAGCTTATAAGGGGCGTAGCTGCGATGCGTGATATACATCACATCGTCATTCTGAGCGTAAGCTCCACGGATACTGAAGTATTTTGCGTCTGCAAGGGCGTAAGGGCTTGAGACACTCAGCGTGGTGCCGCCGCTATTCAGCACCCAGCCAAAGGTGCCATTAGTAGCGAACGCAAGGAACTGCACAGAGCCGGTGAAAAAGCAGGCGATATAGTTCTGGGTGATACCAAACTTGAACTCCACCATTGCGCAGTCCTGGAAAGCTACCTGACTGATAAAGCCCGCTGAATAGATTGCGTTGCCCTTAAAGTTGCTGATGAAGTTCTGGAAGACATCCATGCCGCTCTGATAGGTCGGCAGGTCAAAGCGCCCCATGAGGTCGTGGTCTATCTGACCGCTGGAAAAGTTACCGTATGCTCTGACGACCTTCTCTGCTGGCATTCCCATTATATTTTACCGCGTCCAGCGCCAGGGTTATTGGTGCGGCGAGCCTCGCGGAAGCGCGAGCGAGACATGCGCATTGGCTTGTTCTCCTGGGCATTCTGAGCGGTGCTGTTTGTCCACTCCTGCATGGCATCCTTGAGCAGCGATGCCTTCTTTGCTGGGTCTTGCGTGTTGACCATCGCGGTGAGCTTGCCGAGGATGCTGGCAAACGTCATGATGAAGTCAGCTGAGAACTGTGTCACGTCTGTGATGTCGCCTATAAACCTCAGCACAGGGCCGTTAGGATAATAGGTGTTTGTGTAAATGATATTGCCCTCAACGGTGGGCTTTGTCTCCTCAGAGTCTACAGGGCCAAGGCCGAGCACCTTGAGGCAGTTTGACGGCACCTGGTACGCATAACCATAACCAGCTGAGCTGGTGCCGTAGCTGTTGTTTGTCGGATACTGGCTTTGATACGCAAGCGGCACAGTTGGAAGTGGTGCAAGTATGACGCGCTGGAGCGCAAAGTTAGGCATCAGGAACTTGAGCACATGCTGGCGGGTGATGTCATACCACTGCGAGAAGATAATCTCTTTGTCGCTCACGGGTGTGTCGATGTTGTTTATTGGTGCCTTGATACCCTGCGCGCCTGCTGCAAGGTTACATATCTGGACTTTAGAGTTGAATATCGACATTTGACCCCCATCTTAAAGAAAAGGGCGGCAACATCTCTGCCGCCGCCCTCTGGTACTACGGCGCACGCTTATCGCGTGGTGGCTTCTTCGATTTCGATGTCCATGTCGATTACACCGCCTGCAGTGTTTGCAGTCGTGGTGTTGGTCAACACGAGGAAGACACCGCCTACGGGCGAATGGTCAGGCCCAAGGTTCAAGAGGTCACGAATTGCCTTGGTGTTATCAAGGGACGTGTTCTTGGTGGTCAGCAGGTCGGCACCGCTCGTGGGAGCTGATGCCAGCGACACGCCAGACCAGAGCTCGTTACCACCGCCAGAAACAACTGGCACCAGGTTAGCCTGGGTTGCAAGATTGTCTTTGGAGTAATAGAAGCCAAGATTCCACGTGGTCGCGCTGGTCAGGGCAGCGAACTGTCCAAACCAGATACGGGCTACGCGGTCATCAAAGCTCAACGGGCCTGCCAGGACGTACTGGTCACCAATGTTGCCGGTTGTCGGCACGGTAAACTTGGCACCAACGGTGACAAGCTCCTTGCCGGTCTTGTAGTACGGATTGAGTGGGAATGCCACCGCACCGATGCTTGTTGCGAGAACTGAGGTCATTTTAGTTACCTTTCAAGGTTAGTGGTTACGATTACGACAACGGCGTGGCTACAGTGCCGGAACCATTTAAGGTGCCGTCAATGCGCCATATACCTGGGGCAACGTCCTCAATCTCGATATACGAGCCTGCAAGACCGCCTGTGGTACTTCCGTTCATCGTTATGGTGTGGCTTGAACCAGTGGCACCAAACTGCCCCGTGGTGGTGCCGCCTACAGCAACCGTGCCAAAGTACGCATCGCGCGCGCCAGTCTTTGGGTTATTCCCAGACTGCGTTACGATGGTCGATGACCCTGTGTAGGTGGTGCCAACAAGAAGTCGATAGCAGCTACCCTTGCCAGTGGCAAAAGGTAGCGTGATTGCCTGCCCAGCCGCGAGGTTGAGCGGAAACAATCGTCTATCGCCTTCGGGCAGCTCGCGCAGGAGGATTGTAGCAGCAGTGCCTAAAGAGGACGTGTTGCTAACATTCTTCTTGCCTTGGAGCTGGTCTAAGCGCGTTTTGAATGGACGTGACATGGTGTCTCCTTTCTGGGTTTCCCCAATGCTTAGATGGTTGTGGTGATGATGATTACACGCACACCTTCAGTCCGCATTGCGTTAATCCAGAGGTCGATGGTGATGTCGAGGGAGTTCACCTTCTCAGATGAACGCTCAACGCTCATGTCACCAATTTCCATCGCCATAGCGATAGCATCAGGTGCCAACGCAACACAGCTACGGGTCGTAGCGCCTTCAGGCAGTACGGGGTAGCTGATTGTGCCGCCGCCAGTGCTTGAGCCTGCGAACGCCTGCACCTGGTAGGTGCCGACCTTCTGAGCTAAGCCAGCGACTTCTGCTGTGGTGGCAATGTACTCTTGGCTGATGAACTGGTCTTCACCCATCAGGTCTGAGTTTTCGTTGCCGGTCACGCAGAGCGTAGCACCCTTAAACTCATCATACTGCAAGTCGCTGTTGATGAAGGTAGCGGTGATAAGTTGCACAACTTCGTAAACGAAGCCGCCCGTGCCGTCGATGGTCACTACACCGTCAGACGCAGCAGTGATGCTGGAAGGAGCGGTATCTGGGCCACCAACGAGAACTGCACCGACTGCGGCGGCAATGCCTACGCGGTCAATAACACGCTCTTTGGCGTTGTTGAGCTGATTGAGGATGTCGCTGGTAGGGTCTTTCAAGAGCTCGTTGACATCATATTTCATGTCAATCTGGATGGTCTTGGTGAAGCGACGCTTAACAAACAAGCGGTTGTCCAGCGCATAGTCGCCAAACTGCTTATCTGGGTTACGTGCATCGACCTCATCCAGCTCTAAACGACCGATACGGGCGAAGTTGGAGGTCTTACCCTTGCTCGGCAGAAAGCGGATTGCCTTCGTCATAACGAGCTTGGATTTTGTCTGCTGCGCCAGCGCAAAGAAGCTGTCCTGGAAATTCAGGCGGGCTGCTTGGCTGATGCTCGGACTGGTGGTAAATGAAAGTGACATTTTATGGTCTCCACAAAGGGGTTAAGGTTTCAACTTAAAGCGTTTTTGTGAAGGTATCCCAATGCTGGGGCTTCTAGCCGTTTGGGTGGCTTAGTCCTCTCAGCGGGGCTCAATAGAGCGTGTCCGTTAAAAACCCATACCAAATGTGGTGCATACTTGCAAGGGGATAATAAGGATATGGCAGAATGTATTCTGAATGAAAGAAGGGCAGATGCGTGAACACCTGCCCTCAGTTAGCCAGAACGCGACTGTTAAGCTGCTTGGCCGTACACTTTCTTGTACAGCACCTCGTAGCTGATACCCTTATTGAAAGCGATGTTACGCTGTGTGGCAATGGACTTTAGCTGCTCAAACGTCATGCGCGTGGGTGCGACTTCGCCATCAACTGACTTGCCGCCCTTGCGCTTAACAGACTTAGCCTCTTTGTGCATTGCGTCCTCAAGGCTGATGCGGTGACGGTCATTGCGACGTATGATGTCATCAGCGATGATTGGCTCAAACTTCTTGGGGTTGAAGCCTGAAGTGCGGTGGTCATAGAGATTGTGTTTCTCTTCCTTGTCGGTGCCTTCGTACTCTTCCAGCTGGAGCACCTTGATAGCGTACTCAGAGAAAGCTATGCGGCGGGCAGTGATTAAGCTGCCAGTGCGGTAAAGCGGCACACCGTTGAGGTCGTTGGCTGCTGCGAGGTCTTGCAGCTCCTCGTAGTTCATCTCCATGATGTCCTTGCCGACATACGAGAGCTTAGCGTTTGGCTTGTCCTCGTTGTCCTCAATGCTGTCAATGAACACCTGGCGTATGTTGGAGATGTGCTTGTACTTGGGCTCTCCGTCTTCCTTCTTAGCCTGAGATACCCATATTCTGGCGTAGCGCTTAATAGCCATCTGGGTTGCCTTATCCTCGTCAAGGTTCGGCATCAATCCGGTAACGGCATCAAAGCTCTCGATTTGACGGTTAGCCGAACGATACGAACCTGAGATTGTCACTTTAATGGTATTGGACATAACAAAGTTCCTTCATCGTTTGGGGTTAATAGGCACGTTACGATTACGCCGGTTGAAGGCGTGGGTCGTTCTTGTAGCTGTCGGCAATCTTATTGATAATTGCGTCCTTCTCTGCAGCTTCATGAGGGCGCATCGACAGGCCAGCAAGCTCAGTGCGCCATGCTGCGCGTTGAGCATTCATGTCAGCCTGCTGCACCTGACCGCCTGGTGCTTTAAGATGCGCAAAAGATTCTGTTGCTCCGTACTTCTTGAGCGTATCATCAACGGCCTTGATGGTATTGCCGAGCGTGCGGTAAACGACACCGAGCAGGTTATTGGGGATTGCATCGAGCGCCTTTGCGTCATCAGGGCTCATCATGGCGGTGATGGTATTGCGTACTGCTCCAGTGACCTGTTTATGGTCAGGGCCAAACGCTGTCTCCATCGCCTTGTTGAATCCATCAGGATTGTAGAACTCACCGATTTGCTTCTCACGCAGCGCGAGATAACCCTTGAGGAAGGGCTCGGCCTGCACAGGAGAGATTCCGTTCTCCATAAATAGGCGTGCGACCTCTGGCTGTGTGTCAGCTGGGATAGGCACAGAGGTGGTGTTTGGTATCTGGTACTCTGCAGCATCCTTGCCACGCATCTGCGCGTAGAACGCTTCCTTGTCCTCTGGTGATGCTTCTTTGAGGTTTGGCACCACAGACTTCTTGCCAACCAGCGTGGTGAGGTTGTCAATCTGTTTGTAGAGGTCATCTTGGCTCTTGACCTTTGCTGCCCAGGGCTTGTCCTTGTATTCGTCAGGGAGCTTGAACTCAGCCGGCGCAGGTTCTTTTGCCTTGGTATCTGCGTATAGCTGCTCAATGTCAGCATCGCTCTTGCCTTCCAGTGACACATCCTTTGCCTTCTCAGCGAGATATGCCTTCATGGCTGCAGAGTCAGGCTTTGCATCTGCGGCAGGCGCAGCAGGCTTGGCAGGGTCAGATGGCTTCGCCGGTTCACCGCCTGCTGGTGCTTGCTGGTAATCCGTCTTGTGTGCCTGCGTGACGTGAGTTGGTGCGCCTGCGGGCGCGGCAGGTGCTGCAGCGGGTGCTGCGGGTTGAGATGCTGGTGCAGCTGGTGCGGCTGCGGCTGGTGCTCCGGTGTCAGTCATTATTGTGCTCCTGGTGTTGTGTTAGGGATTGGGGAAAGAACCTGCGTACTCACTCCAGCAGGCGGTGTCGCAAGCAGGGCGGCTTGAATCTCTGAGTTAGGCGTTACCTGCACAGTGCCGGCTGCGAGCAGCTGGTCACCGTTTGGCTGAATAACAGTAGGCACCCCGTTGACCAAAACAGTCACGTAATTGAATGGATTGAGCCAAGCGGGGTTTGCCATCTGATTACTCCGTTACTGGTGCGTATTTGGCCTCAAACACCGCCTTGGGATTGAGGTATTCATAAACGCCATCGCCTTGCTCAGCGATTACCCAGAAATCCCCTACATGCGGAATCATGCGTGATGTCATTGCTGCGGTGGCGATTTTGTCACTGCCATCTGCAAACGTGACGAGGTATTCAGCCTCACCGCTTCGCTCAGATACAGCTGTGATTTCTGCGGCATGGCAGCGCACAGGTTTACCTTGATACTCTCTAAAGGGGGAAAGCAGTGAACCACTTCCAGACTCGGCTGAGGTAAGGCTTTTTTTTTGACCGCCAGCTTCGTCAACTTCATCATCAGCCTCATCAGCTTCTGCCTGTGCTTCCGTCACGAGGGTCAACGCGCCTTTGTCGCTGACTTCGAGAACGTCACCAACGGCAGGTGCTTTTGATTGCTCATCGAGCCAAGCCTTGGTCACCACAAACGGCTCCTTGCCAGTGTGGAATAGCTTAACATCGCCGGTTACTGTGTTGGGGTTGCCAACACCTGTGATTGTGTACTGTTTTGACATTATTCTAGCTCCTTTCTCACGTCAGGTTCAAGGTAAGGGCGAATCCACGTGAGGTAGAACGAGCCCTTAATGGTGTTGGTCACCATCTTGTTTGGGTTATTGAGCACAGGTGCATCCAATATCCCAGAATACTGCAACATCGACCTGATGAGCATACGTCCGTTTTGCGTTGAAGCGACGGCGTTGATACAGGTCTTCCACTCGGCAATTTCTTTAATTTTAAACGCATTGGCCTCTTCGCGCTGCATCGAGCGCTCAAGCATGTCGCTCACCTGTGACCTATTACGGTTCAAGGGATGCTGGCGGCTGAAATCTTCTGGCGGTGCTTCCCCTGCCTCAGAGGGCTGGGATTCCGGCTTGCTGTGTTTGACCATTCCTTATTGCTCCTGCTTGTGCGTTTAGATTCTGGGCTGCGGCTCCGTCCTTGGCAGCTCCAGCCATGCCCTGGGCTCCCTGTATCTGCTGCATCTGCGCGCGCTGTTTGGCAGCGTCTGCGATAGTTTTCTTGAAGTCCTCAGCGCTGACCATAATCTGGGTGTCGATGTCCAGATTGGCATTGAGCGCATCGAGCAGCTTATACCAGTCGATGGCGTGAATGATGTCAGGGTAAAGTGCTGCAATTGCGGTAACACCCTGAATGAACTGCACCAGGTCTTGCACCTTCTGAGTGCGGAGCAGCTTTTCCAGCTCGTTATTGAACTCAAGCTCATACCACGGCTTACCATCAGCAAACACCTGCAATACTTGCGTGGGGATGATACGGCGGTGCTGACCGAGCTTTTTGAGCCCAGCTGCATCGCTAGGACGGTGGGCAGCATTGATACCGAGCTCGCCGCACTCCCAGCAGATGCTCACCGCACGGCGCACGTCAGGGATAAGGCGCTCATTCTTTTGGCGCACAAGGATGCCTGAGAGTGATTTGCCGCGTATGTTGTAGCGCTGCAAGCTCTCGGTGGCCGTCATGTCCTTGGCGCTGTTGAAGTCAAGCAGAGCATCAACCTTGAAAGCTGTCGTTATCTTCTCATTGAGATACGGCAGCAGGAACTCGATAACACCTTTGGGGTCACCTACGTCATGAATCTGGAAGACGGGGTTATTGGGGTTTGTGGCAAAGCTCTGATTAAATATGGTCAGACCGTCCGCTGAGGTATCAAGCACACTGTCGCCAAATATAGCGTTGCCGTAAGCACCCAGAGCAGGGTTTGCCATCTTCTCCAAGATTTCCTGGGTGATAGCGAACATGTAATTGACGCTTCCAATAGAGGAAAGAAGCATAGTGCCAGAACTGCGACCATAATCTTCACCTCTCACCTTAATCATGCGCGTCATGTTTACAGGGCGTTCGCGGAAACTCTCGTCACAAAAGATTCTGTTGGATGCGTTGCCGGTGTTCATGAACCACACACCACGCCACTTATGACCCTTCTTGCCCAGCAGCTTTGGGTCAAAGTCATCACGAGGCATCCACAAAAACACTAGGTCAAACTCGGTAATGAGGTTGCGGGTATTCCATGCGCTCTGGATTTCCTGCGGCATGTTGCTGAATAGAATCTGGTCAAATACGCCATTGGGATGGCAGAACTCAGAAATGATTCTGGCAACACTCCAGTGATATATCGCGTAGCCTATGTCAGGTGAGCCGCCCTTACCTTCTTTGATGCGCGTGTTGTCGATACCGTAGTTGCGCGCTACAAGGCAATTCTCGTCAATGCCACGCAGGAAGGATTGGTTTTTGAATATGCCGACACCTGAGGTGCCAAAGGCAAACTGGTCATAAGCATAAGGCTGTAACGCCTGCACATAGCCTGCCTCAGGGTGATTCATGTGATAGAGCGTCTGGTCAGTGGCGTAAGTAAACCACTCTTTGACAACGGCGGGGTCTACAAGCGCGGTGACGTACCGGCTGGGCTTTAGCTTGAATACTTTCTCGCCGGTCTCCCACATGATGCCCACGAGGTAATCGCCGGCCTGGTTGACACTGATTGCGCTGGTGGGGTCATCAATATACTCATCAAGCTGGCGTGACTTTATAAGGTAATTTGTCCACTGGTAATCTGGCTCAACGCTGATGCCAACGAGCTGTGAAATTCTATCCCAAAGGGGTTTATAACGCTCACCATTGGCTTTGAGCTGGGTGTACGTTTCCCATATCTTTTTGAAATCGTCATCTGGCTGTACTGGCTCCATCTGGCCGGTGTTTTTTGGAGTCTCTGGCTCTTGGTACGCTTTCACGTTTACGGGGGTTGGTTCTTTTGGCGTGCCGGTCTTTGAGCGTGCCATGATTAATTACCAAAGATGGTGGTACTGCTTTTGCTCACCTGGTCTGGTGCCAGCGGTGTGCCGGCAGACCCTCCAGCGGTTTCAAGCATCGCTGAGCGGGCTGATAGCGCGTTGTTTTCAGATGCCTGTACTTGAGCTTGCTGAGGAGCTGCGGAAGCTGTCGCCCCCTTAGCGGTTACAGAATATATGGCGCTCGCTGCTGCTGCTGCTGCACCCACTCCTGCAAGGATTGTAGAGCCCGCAATCCCTGTCGCTGTTGCTATTCCTGACATTATTCCCCTCGATTTTGCAGTGATGATGACTCATCTGTAAAACGCTCCTCAGCTTCTTTAACAGTTTTCGCGTCCGTTGGAAAGAACATAGTTAAGTCAATATCTGAGATTGCAACAAAAATCTGCTTACGATTTGCAGCGCATGCAAGCACAGCGTAACCGTCAGTTTCTACCCACTCAACACCGCTGTGTATCATCGCATGGCCGTTCACCACCAGATTTGTCTCGATGACGATATGCACTCCAGTAATCATCACGCCGGCTGGTATCCTTACGGTGCGCACGTACATGCCACCGTGCAGATAGTGATGAACTGGTATTTTTACCTGCTTGCGTTTACGCGATAGATGCTCAATGGCACGCACCTTTGCAATCATCTCAGACGACATAGGCGGAATAGATACTGTCTCTGTGAGCATCATAGCATCTTCACATACGTTGTGGTTTCGGCAGAATAGTTTCTATGCTCAAGCACCTTCTTGAACTCTGAGCCTATTGGGCAGGAAAAGAACACGGCGGGCATACCAGCCTCTCTGCCGTGGTTCTCCACTGCCTCTATGAGGCGGATACCAAAGCCAGCCATGCGGACGCTCTCGCGGACAAACAGGCTCTCTGCTATGGCTATGCCGCACCCGTAATGCGGTATCATCGACAGGAGGCACGAGGCAAAGCCCACCACATACCCTCCGTACATGGCACACCATACAGCGAGGATGCCCTTTTCCTCCAACGGCAGGTAAGCCTCTTTCCGGTAAAGCGGGGTGGGCATCTTCTTGATGGCGTGCGTGGCGTACTCTGCAATCATTTCCTCGAAGCCTGGGAGGGCGTAGAGCTGCTCAACTGTGACACGCTCTACCTTCATACACGCCGCCTTAGGCCGGTCTTGCGCACCACGCCTTGGCCGGTTGAGGTTCTCTTTGCCAGCGCCGCCTGCGCGAGGTACTTGATACCATAAACAGCCATCATCAAGCTATCTGCCTCATCAGGGCTATGGCCGTGTTCTTTTTTGTACTCTGCCTTCTCACGCACTTGGTTGCGACCATCTGGCCTAAACTTACACTTCTGGCGCTCCAGCTGCTTGAGCGTCTCGTTAAAACCCTCCCCGATGCAAAGCCACTTCTTTTCAAACCAATCCAGCAGGTTCCAATATCCATCAGCTCGCATGTTGATATTGCGCTGGCTGTTGACTCCCTTGGTGCTTCCACCGTCAAATGGCATGATGGTCACGCCTTTGATATTCGCGGCCAACAGGTCACAATATACGTTATACCCGCCGCCGCCTATGTCGATGATTACCACCTCAGGCTTGTGCTCATTTATGAGCTTAAGGATGCGCCCTACGCTCAGCACGGTATCAGGTTCATCCCAATTGACCTGCTGTGCCAATGTCCAGTGCTCAGCGCTACCACGCTCCAGAATGCTCGCCACGCACTTGTCGCTTCCCTGGGCTGCCCAATCTATACCGATGACCTTCTGCTTAAAGAACAGGTCACCATAGGGCTTATTTCGGTTTGAGTAATAGAGCGTGTCGCTGTCAAATATGAACTCATCACCAGCCTTGACCGGCAGGCCAAGCCAGATGTGATTATAGTCACGAATGGAGCGGTTTTTGCATTGTTCTGCCTCGTCAACCAGTGAGAGCGGGCAGAACGGGTTCTCAAAATAGTCGATGTGGATATGTAGGCAATCAGCGCGCTTTGTCAGCTCCATTACCGCATCTTCACGGTGCAGGCGGTTGAGGGTAAAGAAAAACTTTACGTTGTCCTCTTCCTGGGTGCCGCGCAGGGTAGGTATGAGCGTGTCCAGAGTAGGCTTTGTGAAAGATTGGGCTTCATCCCCCCAGAATACTATAACGCCTTCCATGCCCTTCACGTTGATAATGCCGCGCTCGCGCAGTCCTTTGAAGCCCACAGTGCTGCCGCTATTCATGCTGCGTATGCGCTTCTTATTGAAGCTGAATGCCAGCCGGTACTTGGTGATGATGTCCACAAAGAGCGTGTAAACGCTTTCCTCCAGCGTGTTCTGCACTTCGCGGCCTGCCATCGCACGGATGACATAGGTTTCCATCAGGTAAAGGATGATGCGCGCTATGGTGTGTGACTTGGCAGAACCACGTCCGCCTTCGATAACAAAGATTTTATAATCATCAAACTTGTCGATGAGCTGCACGAGCTTTGGGGGAATGCTGAGGAGCTCTGGGCCAACTATCTCCTCGAGGTATTTTGGTTCTTCTGCCTCTACCAGTCTGTCCTGCTCCATAAGGTACAGTCTGGAAGTTACCAGCCTTCCATCGCAGTTACGGCGGTGCCTGAGGTATAAGCGGTCATCTGCAACGCATAGTCACCCTGCACAAACGGATTTGCGACGCTGTAGTTTACGGGGCCGGTGAATGTAACGGCAGTGCCGGTAGCTCCAGTTACAGGGAATGTGTTGCCATTGGCATCACGGCGAACGAGCGCAACTGTGCCAACGAATGTTCCGGAAATCTTGATGTTCATACCACGCTTAGCTGATAGCCAAGGTGACTGTGCGTTTAGAACTCCAAGGGAGCCATTGCGGATTCGTGCGTTTGCCATTGTGTTACCTCTATATTGAAGCTCCGCGCATAATATCGCTTAAAAGGCACAAGAGGTCAATCTTTTTTCATGCGCTGCGGCGCAGGCTTGCCGATTTTGAAATGCTTGGGCTTGCCGCCTATCGTCATCTGCCCCATGAGCACAAAGTTGGTTATGGTCTGGTCAATCTCGCTATAGAGCTTGAAGTATTTCGCCAACTTGTCGAGCGCTCCGTCCTTGTTATAAAGCGTGTAACCCTTCCCAGGCTCATACCTAGCGATTGCAGCGCTCTGCTCTAGCGTCAGCTCGTCAAGAGCCTTGAGGACGTACTTTTTCTTTTTCTCTGACCATTTGTAATAAGCCCTTATGTCAGAAAGAGCGAGCCTCTTAAGCTCCTCCAAAACGCGCTCTGCCGTGAGCTCTTGCTTTTCATTCTGCTTGTCCATTAATTGCTTTACGAAAAAGGCAACATCAGGATTTTTGAGCATCCTATAAGCAGATTTGTCAGCGCTGGACTCCGAGTACCCAGCACGCCTCATGGCTGCGACTATTCGAAAGTCTTTGACATACTCACGGCAGAACAGTTTCTGTTGGTCGGTAAGCATTAAAGCTCCAATGGTTTGCCAAACAGCTCTGCATTGATTAGGTCAACTTCTGCGATTTTCTCCTGCTCACGCACTCTCTGAGCTGCGTTGTGGTCTTCCACAATCTTCTTGAGGCGCAGGTGATGCTCAAAATACGCTTTAGCCTCTTCGTCAGTAGCGTCGATGCACATAGGGTCAAGCGTCCATGCTTTGTCCTTGTTCTCATCGTTATCCTGGATGAGTATCTGCACGCGCTTTGAAGCGCCTATGATGATGCCGGTGATGAATCCAGCGCCCTTAAAAAGCTCGGTCGTGCCATCTTCCTTTTGCTTTGCACGGCAATACTTAACTTTCTTTCCCATTAGGTCGAGTACGTGTTTGGGTAATTTCATTGGTAAGCTCCTCTTTGAGTTTGATGATTGTTTCAATTCCCTTGGCGATGAGAGCATAATCTATTCTGCTCCTATCCGCCAGCATTTTTACATGGTCATAAGCCCCGTACAAAACACTCATGCGCTGGTGAAGGTCACCAATGGTCTCAATCATATCGCGCATACGCTTGTTCTCATGAACGATGAGGGACATATCCTCGCGCATTTGTGCCATCTCAGCAGACACAGCAGCGCGGTGATAGAATGGGTTATCAGCGCTTATTTCCTCCAGAGCCTTTTTCTTATTGCGTACCTCATCAGATATGGCTTTGAGGTCTTCGTACTTCGCCGTCATCATCCGGTACTGATATGCGTTCTGCCAATAATCATCAGCAGGAGCAAGTAACGTTTTATCTATCATGTTAATCCACCTCGTATACTTTGATTGCGTCGATGTCGCCGCGTGAGTGAGCCTCATATTGCTCAGCACCCTTGGCTACTGATTGCTTCGTCTCTTCGTCCATAGGCTCGTAGCGGCCCGTATTGCGCTGATACTTGAGCTTTGCCTCGCCGCGCCTGCCGACGTGCTTAAAACGCACCTTGCGCACGAGCACCTCAGTGGTGTCGTCTATGGCTTCTGAGCGATGGATGACAATGCCGTTGTCACACATATTGACGAAGTGAGCGCTACCCGCCATGTCGTAAAGGGATGGCGCTGGAATCTTGCCGCTCTTGTCCTTCTGCTGCTGCTTAGGATGCACCACAAGCCACACATGCACCCCCTGATTGGCTGCAAAGCGCAATATCTTTGGAATAGATTCTGCAACGTAGTCTGTCTCACTCTTGGTGCCGAGCGTCTTCTCGATGCGGTTCCAAGGGTCGATGATGAGCCCCTTGATACCGTGTCGCAAAGCAGCGTCCTTTGCCTTCTCCAGAATCCAGTCGAGTGTTGGCATCACGTCAAGGCTCTCGATAAAGTGGTAATGGTTGCCCACCCACCGCGCGCCAGACATCATGGTGTCATAGGTCATGCGGTGGTGGCTCTTTGGGTCGGCAGACATCTCCACGCGCTTCTCTACCAGCTTTATGGTATGCGCCTCCTTGCCGTTCTCTGGGGAGAATGCCGCGAAGCGCCAGCCCTCATTGAGCGCGAGGTTAAACGTCAGCGCATCAACCCACTCTGACTTACCGCTGTTTGGGATGCCGGTGATGACGGTGAGCTGCCCTGGCACCACAGTGTAAATCTTATCGACGTTAGGCCAGCCCGTGGACACGCCTGATGCCATACCGTATTCAAAATACGCCTTGAGCTCGTTCTCAAAATCATCAACGGAAAATAGGCCAAGGATTGGCAGGCTCTTTGCTTCGTTGATGTCAGTGCAGAGCTCGTCCGGCCCCAGCTCAGCCATCGTCTGCCATACGCTGCCACGCGATAACTTAGCAGCCATACAACGGCCAGGCCCAAGCCGGCGCGCGAGCTCTTGGCGCAATGCCAGACCCTCCTTGGTGTCATCCAGAGCAAATCGCACCTGAAACCAGTCCTTTGCTTGAACCGCGGCACGCGACATATACCCAAACTTGTCAGGCTCTTTGTTGAAGTCGTCTGCCTTGTCCATCACATCGCCGCCGTTTGGCAGCGCAATGACGTGAGGCACACCACGCTCCATGAGGACAATGGCATCGAGCTCACGCTGCGCAATCGTCACAGGCTCACTGCTGCCTATCTTTAGCTGCGGCAGGCCGTACATAGTGGCGTTGTCTGGGTTCTCCAGTTTGCGCACGCCGTCAGTGATGCGAACAAAGGCATAATTGATTATATTGGGGCCGTCGAAGTATGGAATCTTTATTGCCTTGCGCCTACCGTCCCAATCCAGCTTATACTTTGCCGCTTCCTCTTCGGTAATCCCCCTACTGGCTAGATAAACCAAAGCATCTGCTGGCAGCCTCCTCTCGCTTGGCGCTGCGAACTCAGTCTTGCTATCCGCTGTCTCCTCTGGGGATGGCGGACGCTCGCCAATATGGTCTGACCAGAGGCAATGGCTGCAACGCCACTCAGCGAAGTCCGGCAGAATCAATTCCAGTGTCAGGGGTGTGCGGTTCTTATCATCGCGCGTCTTCTTGCAATACCCCTGCGGGCAGTCGCATTTTACTTGCTGGTTGGTATCTTGGGTTAAATATACATCCTGCGGCAGAACGATGTTACGGCGTTTCAGTTCTTGCACGATGCTCATAGTGTAACCCCTCTGTTGTCGATTATTGTTTTTTGCTTATGCGGTGAGCGCTCAAGCGTGCAGGCTTCCAGTGTCTTTGAGAGATACCCCTTCGCCAGGTACGTCATGAAAGCCGCCTTGAAGTTTGCATATTCCTTGCCCTTGGCAATCATCTCGCCGCGAAACTCAGCTACCATATCAGAAACTGCAAGGTAGCACAGTTTGTGGCTATCCATCCAGCTCGTCATCATCACGATGCTCAGCGTGGCGTGCTTGCTCTCCCACTCCTGCAATATCATCAGGTTCTTGCCGTGGGCCTTGCGAGGCTGCTTGCCAATGTTTTTGAGCTTAAGGCGCTGCTCAGCGTCACGGATTATCTGCACAGCCTTGACCTTGTGGCTTGGCGGCAGGTCGTCGGCTAACTGAATCTCAGCTATTATCTGCTGTATGCTTGGCATATTACCCCCATTAGTTGTGTCGGTTTCCCAATCGACCTACCCAAAGTAATCACCGATTTGCCTAAAGTCAAATTGTATTTTTATGGAATCCTTATGCTTGGTAGCGGGGGCGGGAATTGAACCCGCTGTTTCCAGATTATGAGTCTGGCGACTTGCCGTTTGTCCTCCCCGCACCAAGTTGCGAGCTGCGCATATTTTGGGAAACATCGCGCCCGCCAGGAACAATGATGGAGTTGCATGTCCTGATGAGCAGGCACAATACTCCCTGAAAGCTCGTTTTGCAACCCCCTTGCCAGTTACCATCGTTCTTTATTGTTGATAGGAACCTGCTTGGCATGCTGTCAGTGGTTGTTTAATCAGATTGCGCACGTCCGCAAGATGATAGCTGCAGGAGAGTTTAAGTAAGGTTCCCCCCTACCCCCCTTTTCTGTAGCTTCGATGAAAGGGAGATAAAAACATCACACGGGCCATAAAATGACGTGAGTGAGCGCTGCTGAGTTTTTGCGGTGGTGTGCGGTGAAGGTCTTTGTCCCCTCATCCTTTTGCCCTAAGGCCAGCCGATACGCACAGAATTTATTACCGCTATATGCTGCGGCACCTAATTCCATGCTTGATTCTTATGCTGCTTAGCGTAAAATCTTGCTACGGAATAAACGCGGGTGCCACCGCTTTATCCAGGGGAGAGGTTCCGCAAAGAACTTCTCCCCAACTGTTTTTAGAGATACTCCTTACACATCAGAGTTGTCAATCTCGTATTTTTGTTCTGCGTAAAAGCTAGGCTCAACGCCACGTCTGACGCATGTTACCCAATAAAGCGCAATCGCATCGACCTCATTGTGGTTATTCATGGTGCCTGCAACTCCGTGCTTCCATCCAAGCCGTATCGCAACATCGCAGAGCACGTCTTTCTTGGCAGCGCCATTGCCTGTGAAGTCCTTTTTTATCTGCCCAGGTGTCAGGCTTGCCATGCGGATACCGTGCGCAAGGCAAAAAACCTGCAGGATACCAAGCAGCGCTCCATAGACTTTCATCTGCTGCGCGCTTGTGACAAACTGCACGTCCTCAAAAAGTATTTCCTGTACGTCAGTGTATTGGCCGAGCCACTTCTGGAAACGCAACCAGCGATGTCCAGGATGGGTCTTACCGGCAGTGCCAGAAGAAAGGGTGACCTCTCCACTATCCATAATCACACCGTTATTGCCCACGCAGTAACCAAACGTGCTGCCGATGTCGATTGAGAGAGTTTTGAAGTCACCCATATTTTTAGCCTTCGCGCGTGATAACGCCGCTGTCTTCGCGGTTCTCGATAGAGTCCTCATCGTCACCGTCATCATCTGAAACGCTAAAGCCGGCAGGCTTTGCTCGGTCAGGTGGAGCAGCACGGGTGGGCTCTGTGTTACGCTCGGCAAGTTTTGCCTCTGTAGGCTGGGCCTTTAAGCTGGCATCAGTCGGCTTGGAACCTGCGAAGTCAAGCGAAGGCTGGTAGCCCAGCATCTTCTTGAAATCTTCGTGGTTGGTTTCCACCTGCACGCGCACATCAGGGTCAAGTTTTCGCAAGGCAATCTCGCGTGAGACAGAAGATGCCAGGATGCTAAACTCTGTGCGTAGGCGGTTGCGTAGCGTTCCAACGGCTTTGGCGATGCTCTTTTTTTGAGCTTCCAGCGCGATAATCTCATCGACTATCTTCACAGCCTCTGGGTTCTTTTCGCCAGTCAGTGGTGCAGAATTATGCCCAATACCAGGCTTAATGTCTTTATCTACCAGCTTTGGGCCAGCTACTTTAGCGGGCTTATCCTTGGCAGGCTTCTTTGATTTTGGTGCGGCTCTGTCGGTCATATCATAGCTCCTTATGGTTGATGGTGAGTGGTTTGAGAGTTTTGTTTATCACGAGTCCCTCACTCGTTGTCGTCCTGTATACTCTGTCAGGATGACGCATGAAAGCAAGTGCATCATCCATCTTTGTGATGCTGATGTCACCGCCGTCACGTAGTCTCTGCACGAGGGTGCGGTCTTTGGAGACCAGCCACCCAAACGTGTTGCCGTCATTGTCCATGTCGTTGACGCTCAAGAACTCCTCGATTTGCGCCAGCAGCCATTGAACTGTCGGGCCTTGTTTTGCGTCTGCTTTTTGTCTTGGCATATTATCCTCTCTGTTTACAGCGGGTGGCAGGTAGCTCCCTCGGCGTGAGCTGGTTATCACAGAGCCCGCGAATCAACCTACTCCTTGCGCGGCACCACCCTTACGGTGTGGCATCACCCGCGTATTTAAAGTACACAATCTTTTCTGTTGACGCAATATCTATTCTGCGCTTATACTACCTGAGATGGTTACTAGGGAAACGTAACTATCTTAATCAGATGGAGGTTACATGTTCAATTCAACTTACGGAGCCGGCTTTCGCTCTGGCATGTCAGAGCCAGATGTCGAGATGATGCCTGATGGAACCACGCGCCTTGTGCGTCCGGTATGCCCTTTCAGGCACCCGCTACAATTCATAAGCCGTGAGCTTTGGTATTGCGGCCTGCATGACGGCACAGTGAAACGGCTCTCAACGGCAATGAGGATTATATGATAAAACACACCAAAGGGCCTTGGCATGTAGACAATATAAAACCCGACACAGAGTGTGAAAGAGATAAAACATTATACATAACAGCTGATACGGATGATTTAAACTTTGAAAATTATACCTCTTTTTATATAGCTCAAACATTTGGGCCGGATTCTGAAGCAAACGCTAGGCTTATATCCGCTGCTCCTGATTTATTTGAGGCCTGTAAATACACACTTGGCCACATGCTCGAACAAAGAATAGTTCAGAAAAATGATGCTTTATTTTCGTGCATTTCTCATCTGGTGAACGCAATCAGTAAAGCAGGCGCACAATGATTAAACAGCAACCAGTTGGCCTTCCAGAAGGAATTTACTTTGGTCTCGATGACGAAAAGTACCACAATGACCCTGCTCTCAGCCACTCAGGTATGACCAAGCTGCTCATCAGCTGGCCGGATTTCTGGGTTAACTCCTCGCTCAATCCTCAGCGCAAGAAGTTTGAGGCCACCGCTGCGATGGAGTTTGGCAAGCAGTCTGGGATGCTGTTGACGCAGCCAAAGGTCTTCCACCAGATGTACAACACGCATGGGCGCAGCAACCCCACATCAAAGGGTAACTGGCTCTCCAGCGTGCAATGGCAGAAGCTAACAGAGAGTGTCGATGCTATCATTGACGTAAAGATTGGCGCTGAGCACTTCCAAGACGGATATGCTGAGGTTGCCGTGGTGTGGCGCGACCCAGACACAGGCATCATGCTGCGTGCTAAATTCGATTTCCTGCGCACCTTTGGCATCATTGACGTGAAGCGCATCAAGGCAATGGATGACTGGACTATTGGTAACGCCGTGCGTGACCAGGGGCTCGACATCCAGAACTTTCTATATCTGGAGGGAATGAAGGCAGCACGAAGGATGCTCAACGCAATGAGCGATGATGAATTTAATGCGTTCTGCCTCCAGCAGAAGGTGGACTCTGTATGGCTTGCAGAATTTGCTCAGGACACAGACGTGATGTTTCGCTTTCTATTCCAGCGCTCCACACCTCCCTACATATGGGACTTTGTTGAGCTGGAAGAGGATGCACTCATTGAGGGTGCAAACTCGGTCTATGCTGCCATCCAGCGCTACAAGGCTGGCCTGGAGATGTTTGGCATAGGCAAACCACCCTTAGGGCGCGAGCGGGTGCGCAAAATAGGGTCGTTCTTTATCCCGCGCCGCCGCTATCAATACGAAGATTAACCAACAAAGGGGATACCATGACAGAGGTAGAAAAAGATGAAATTATAGAACTTACCCGTAAAGTAAGGGCCGCCCAAAAAAGGTATTTCAAGACACGAAGTCATGATGCCTTACACGATAGCAAACAGCTCGAAAAACAACTTGATGAAAAATTAGAGGAGAGACTGATATGAGGAAAGCCACCAACAAAAAGCATAAGCCCCAGCCACAACAAGCTCAGCAACCGCGTGAGGTTCATGGTCAGATTATATCCGTGCCTGCGCAAATCATCGCGCATGACCGGAAGACCAGCAACCAGATAATCGAAACGCTGTCACGCACTGCGCTGTCAATCGCTGGCAGTGAAGGTGCTGCTGATAATGTCATGGTGCTGCAGACGCTTTGGAATATGCAGAAGGAGGCAGAAGACCGGCAGGGTGAGCGTGAGTTCAACATCGCCAAGGTTGCCGTCGCTATGGAGCTGCCACCAATACCAAAGACAAAGCTCATCGAGTTTGTTGACAAAAAGAATGAGAAGCAAAGCAGGGCATACTCTGACCTTGACGACATCGAGGGCGTGCTTGACCCTATCTGCCGCAAATACGGCATAACCAAGGAATACAGCACGCGGACTGATGCTAAGGGCTGGGCTTGCCAGATTCTCACCGTGCGCCACGTAGGCGGTCATAAGGAGGTCTATGAGGGCTCGTATATGCCGCTCGATACCACTGGCGCAAAGAACAACAGCCAAGCCGCCCTATCAACGGCAAAATACAGCCGGCGTGGTGCATTGGTTGGCGCGTTCAATATCTACCACGTCGATGATGACCTGGACGGTGTGAAGCCAGAGGACGGAAAGAAAGAGGATAAGTTTAGCGAGCGGGTGCAGACCGAGGCTGAAAAGCAGGCACCAAAGGCATCGCAGCCGTTATCTCTGCAGGAGGCAGCCGCCACACTTGAAAGCAAACTGCGCAACCTTCCTCAAGAGAGGCGAGCTGAGGTGCTGATAAAGCACATAGCCATCATCGAGGCGATGTCAAAAGACGATGCTCTGGTGGGCAAGTCCATTGAGTTACGCAGACTGTGTGAGGAGCAAGCGCCATGAATCCTATTGATGAAATCGTGGGCAAGAACCTGCGCGACATACGCATAAAGCGTGGTATGTCGCAGGAGGATATTGGCACAGCAGTGGGCCTGTCATTCCAGCAAATCCAGAAGTATGAGCGTGGCACCAACCGCATCAGCGCCAGCCGCCTGGTGGAGTTTGCAAACACGCTTGAGGTTGAGCTGGAGCAGCTCTTTACCGGCGTGCAGGGAGAGATTAAGAAGGCCGAGACACGCACCCTCGCTGATGTGCGTCGTGAGCAGAAGGTTACTGAGGAGTATAACCACCTTCCAGAGGATGTGCAGGTAGCGGTGGCAAACCTTGTCAAGGCCATCTTCATAAACCTTGGGCAGAACTTCAAGGACGGTGCGCGATGACAAAGGCCAGACAGCGCGAGCGCGCCAAACGTAAGAAGCTCATAGCCAGACACCTGGCAGCCGTCCCTATAAGCGCCGTACATGGCTTTGTCAACGGTGTGGAGTGGCCGCTAAAGTCATGGGATGGTCACAAGATACAGTTTCACCAACCACCTCCTGAGGGCGCTGTGGTGACAATCCACATCGACACCACCAAGAAAACACTGGAGGGCATCAAATGCTAGATGCTATTTTAATCGCTGAACGCATCCGTGAGAAGGTGGCAGACCTAAGTGATGAGTGTATCATTGCAGCAGCTGCAGGTATTGATGTCGAGTTCATGGTGACGCACCATCGCCAGGAAGGTCTCGCAACAGAAATCAAGGTATGGTGCTCACAGGAGGTAAGGTAACATGGCAACTCGTCAATCTCGTATATTCAACATCATTAAATCGTGTCTTCATGGCTGCACACCTGAGGGAGTGTCAATCTGTAGCGGCGAAGTTCTTATTGACGTGCGCCGTTGTTTTAGCACGCTCAAGAAGCAGGGTAAGATTGTCGCAACTGGAGAGGTGAAAGTAAGCGATAGAGGCCACCTATGCAAGGTATGGAAAGCAAAGTAATGGCAAAGGCAAAACCGCCCACTGCAAAACAACGCAAACTATGGGACAGAATAGTGTCTCTTGGGTGCATATTGCAGCTAGGCTCGTGCTGGGGGAGGATTACAATCCATCACTGCGGTACTGGCGGCGGTGGGCGGAAAGACCACGATAAAGTTATACCGCTATGCTGGGCTCATCACTTAGGCCCGCTTGGCATAGACGGTAAGGCGATGAGCAAGCGCGCATGGCAAGAACGATATGGCACAGAAACTATTCTACTTGAGACAACCCAATCACTTTTAAGGAGCGAAGACCATGAATAATATAATGCTTGACTTGGAGACCCTTGGTAACGGCAGTGACGCGGCTATGTTAGCCATTGGCGCTGTTAAATTTGACGTTTATGACGGACTAGGGGAAGAGTTCTATCTCATCATAGACCCGCAGACATGTGTGGACGCTGGGCTTAAAATTGATGCCTCCACGGTGATGTGGTGGATGAAGCAATCACACGAGGCAAGATTGGCCTTCAATGACCAGAGTAAAATGGTTCCTCTTATAGGCGCGCTTCTCGACTTCTCAAATTGGGTAGGCGATAAGAAAAACTCACTGATATGGGGTAACGGTGCAAACTTCGATAACGTTATCCTTTCGAATGCCTACAAAGCAACCGGAATGGTGCAGCCGTGGCCGTATTGGGGTGACCGTTGTTACCGCACAATAGCAGCCTTGAAAAAGGATATTAAGCTTAACCGTGTCGGCACTCATCACAATGCGCTCGATGATGCCAAAACACAGGCTGAGCACTTGAGCCAAATACTGAGGTCAATATGAACAGCACATTTTGGGCAAACCAGTTTATTGGTGCCGTGTTCTGGATTGGTGGCATGTTTGTCATCAATGACTGGCGTATCAACGTAGGGCTTTTCCTCATCATCATGGGTGATAACATCCAGAAGAGTGTGAAGTTTAAGGGTAAGGGCTTAAATATCGAGCCCCTGCAGAATTGGGTGGAGTAGGCACATGGTAGCAATCAATTTCAAAATGTTCCCCGACAAGGTGGCGGCTGGCACCAAGAACCAGACCATAAGGAATGCCGCACATAAAAGCCCAGGGGTTCCATTACGGCCAGGTGATGACCTCCAGCTATACCACGGTATGCGCACCAAGGCGTGTAAGCTGCTCAGGGAAGCGGTCTGCAAGAGCGTGACTCAGGTCATCCTCATGGAGCACACCGCTCTGCTGTGGAAGGGCTTAGCGCTAACCGGCATAGGCCTTGAGGAGTTCGCACAGGCTGACGGCTTTGCCTGCTACGCTGATATGTGGGCTTTCTTCAAGGGACGTGCCAATGCAGCTGGTGAGTATCATGGGTGGTTAATCAAATGGTAGCGCTTAGGACAACTTGCAAGGCAACAGCTGGAGACTGGCGTTATGGCACAACGCGCCCGTGTTCACGCCTTGCGAAGCCTGGGACAAATTATTGTGCAGTCCATACCTACGGATACGAAAGTCCGCGCACTACACGTGCAGCTGATAGGGGCATGAAACAAATCAGTGAAATGCAGCAGCGAAAGCGTGCAATGGAACTCGTGGAGCGAATAGCAAAGATGACGAGCGACGCAGACGAATGTGGGCGCTGGTTAATTCCATTTGAGGAATCAGTGCAAACGCTCAACGAGATTATCATGGACGCTCGCAACATCGTTGACGGGCAGGAGGGTTAGAAATGCGTGTACTCATCGGTTGTGAGTTCTCTGGCGTAGTGCGTGACCAGTTCATCAGGCTTGGTCATGATGCAGTGTCGTGTGATGTTCTGCCCACCAGAGCTAAAGGGCCGCATATCCAAGATGACGTGCTTGCTGTTATCAATGATGGCTGGGACCTGGCAATCTTCCATCCTCCCTGCACCTATCTTGCAAACAGTGGCAATAAGCACCTGTATATTGAACCAGAAAGGCCTAATAAAGCCGCTCTGGCATCAATCTTCTTTAAGGAGCTTTTGAACTCGCCAATACCACGGGTATGCGTTGAAAACCCTATAATGCGTGCGCCTGAGCACAATGCAGGCAGGAGAGCGGACCAGGTTATACAGCCGTGGATGTTTGGCCACATGGAAAAGAAAGCAACATGCCTATGGTTGCGCGGGCTGCCAAAGCTAATGCCAATCAGCGACCTTAAAGAGGCAACAGAAGCTCTACCGTTGCACCTGCAGCAGAAATCATTTTATATGACGCCCTCAGCAGACCGAGGTCTGCTGAGGTCTATTACTTATCACGGCATAGCATTTGCTATGGCAAAACAGTGGGGGAGTTTATGATTAAAAAGCGACAGTTCAATGGCGTGCCTTTCCCAGGCATCCTATACCAGAAGGCTCAGCGCGTTGACGCTCCTGAGCGTGGAATCTCGTACAGCCGCCCAGACCGTTACCTTGTCAACACTCCAACCGGCCAGCTGGAAATAGGTCAGGGAGATTGGGTAGTGGCAATGCCGTCAGGCTCACTATACGTCGTCAAGGACGCTGACATTGCGGCGCTCACTGGCGGCACAAAGCCTTGGTGGAGGATATGGTAATGAGCGATAACGTCAATCACCCAAAGCATTACAACAGCCATCCATCAGGCGTGGAGTGCATCACGGTTGTGGAGCACATGACGTTCAACGTGGGCAATGCCATAAAGTACCTCTGGAGGGCTGGGCTTAAAAACCCAGGCATTCATCCTGCAATGCAGGCAACAGAGGCAAACCTGCGCATGGAAGAAAAGCGCCTTGAAGACCTCAAGAAGGCGCGCTGGTATATCGACAGAGAGATTGAAAGGCTGAGCCGTGGGAATTTATAAAAGGTGGCGATTATGGCGCTTTATACCGTTTGTCGTGCGCCGAAATATACGGCCAACAAATTGGCTTTATGCCGTGCGGTGTTTTATGATAGCCCCAAAGGGTAAGAAAATTTCAACCTTTCTATGGGCAGCAACAAAATGAACAATCGTGACAGCCTGCGCACGCAGATAATAGAAGCTATGAGGGCTTATGATATTAAGCTCGGCAGAAACGACTGGTCAATGGATGATATTTTTGACGAGGCAATAATGCCAGTTCTCGATGCTGCAATGAAGGCAGGAGAGCTGCTGATGCACCGCGCCACCACGCCCCAGCTTCCGGTAAACGACTCCATAATGGCGTGGCTGCAGGGATGCTGTGCTGTGATTGCGGGCATACACCTTGAGGAGCACACGGTATCAAAGCGCGAGCTGTTAAAGGTGCTCTATCAGCTTGAGGCAGGTGCCAACACAGCAGTCGCTGAGGCTCGCTCAGTGAACCAGAATACCACCGCGAGCGTTACGGGGAAGCTCCTGGCTGGTTTAATCTCTCCCCCACGAAAGGACTACCAATGAGTATTTTAGCAACGCTACACAAAATTGAGGCTGAGATTGTCGCTTACGCGCAGGAGGCGGGCAAGGACATCGAGCAGGTGATGTCTGAGGTCGAGGTTGAGGTAAAAACCATCATCCAGAACAAGCGCATTGCCCTTGCAAATGCCAACGCAGCGCAGGCTCAAGCTCCTCAGGGCGCAGCGTAACCTACAACTAAAATGAAAGAGGGAGACCGTTGCTGGCCTCCCTCTTTTTTTGTCTGAAAACATGAGGTGCAGAATCTATTTCACTGCTTGTTGCTTCCTGACCCAATCCTGCAGGCCGTACAGCTGCTCGGTGTTATCGTCACACTCCTGAGCGTTTAGCTTAAAGAAAGCCGTCCTGAATGGTCGTGCGGGAGCTGCATTAGGTCGGCAGGTGGTACTGCCAGCGGCGGGCA